TCTCGTTTTGTTCTAGTTTATTTTGTTGTACCCTCTGGTTATCACTACCTTTGGCCTCCAGCGTCTTTAAGTATTTTGCTTCAGTTTCATACTTGGTCTTTATTAGTTCGCATTGGTGCCTCACCTCCGTCAACTTTTTTTGTAAATCACTTTGTTGAGAACGCAAAATTAAGTCCATAAGACCAAAAACTCTGATATCAAGTATCTCTTCAACCACTTCTCTTCTATATCTTGGTTTCATCTTCATAAATGGCTCGTATGATGATGACCCTAATAATACAACTTGAATAAATGACCTGTAATTTAGTTTCATTATATTTTGCTCTAGGTATTTTTGATAGTCTATATTATTGGCGTCTTGATTTATTAGTTTACCATCACAAAATATCTCAAATAGATTAGGTTTGATACCTCTTCTTATTAAATAATTCTTGGTGCCTACATCAAATTCTACTTCTACTATGCAATCAGATTGATTAATGGTGTTTACCATTTGTTCTTTTTTAATAATTCTAAATGGTTTGTTAAATAAAACAAAACATAATGCGTCTAGTAATGTTGACTTGCCACTACCATTTGTGCCTACAATTAATGTAGTTTGCGACATATCTAAAGCTATTTCTATTGGTTGATTACCACTAGATAAAAAGTTTTTATAAGAAAGTCTTTTAAATAAAATCACTCACCAGCCTCCATGTATAGTTCTTTGGCAAATGCTTTTAGTTTTTGTTTGTCTATTTTAACATCTATTTGGTCAATATAATTGCCTAAAAATGTAAGTGTATCTTCCCCTTGTTCTAATATATCTTCTCTTACTGAAGCACCAATATCCGTAGGGTCTTCTATTACATCAATAGCATGTAAATTAATATGATTATATAATCTATCCATTAGCCTTTCGTACATATCTGTATCTGTTTTATTTGATATATAAAGTTTAATAAAACATTTATCATAAGGTGTAATATCAAGATTATCATAGTTTGTTTCTTTATCATTATAAATTATCTTTTTAAATATGATGTTATGGTTTTCTATTCTTGATAACTCTCTTGTTTGTGTGTCAAATATATGAAAACCTTTAGGGCATTTGTAATCTGACCATGTCATTTCGTATTGTGTACCAAGATAATAAATGTGGCCATCATCTGACTTTTTATGAAAATGACCAGACATAACTTTTTCAAATCTTTTAAATACAGATTTTTCTGTACCATGTTCATTCATGTGGCCGTTGTGCATTTCAAAACCTTTGATTTCTAAATGACCCATTGCAATAGATGATTTTGTATTTTCTATTGTTCTAATAGTTTCAGCCTCGTTATCATCACAAATCCATGGTATGAAAAGTATAGGTAGACCATCAAAATTTACCGTTGTAGCATGTGTATAAACTTTAGCGTCTTTTGATATATCAAGGTTTTGCATTGCGTTTACTTCATTGGTGTTTTTATAATATGTGTCGTGATTGCCAATGATAATATGTGTATCAACACCTAGTTCATCTAGTCTATTCCAAAATACTTTTTTGAAATTGTGCGCCGTATTATGGTTGATAAATTTTCTTCTATCTACCACATCACCTAAATGTATCAAACATTTGATATCATTCTTTTGCAAGTAAGGAAAGAATAAATCATTATAAAACTTATTCTGATATTCAATAAATGCTGGTGAGTCGTTACGACAACCAAAATGGGTGTCGTTTAACAAGGCTATTTTCATTACTTCTTTTTTTTCTTTTTAGTTGTTTTCTTTTTGACCGGCTCGTCAACAGGCATATTCTTTTTAAGAAATTCTGTAAATTGGTTTTTAAATTCTCTATCTTCACCTGGCTGTAAGGCTAGGTCATCATAATTAGACTCTTGTATCATTCTTTGTTTAATTGTTATTTGTTTTTTTTCTTTCTGTATTCTTCTAACAAAAGCATAATATATAATCTGCGTGAAATACGCAAAAGGATTATTTGATGTTTTTGGATTAAAGTTATCTAAATATTGTAAACAATTCTCTATACCATCACTTATCATATCATCTCTAAAAGTATAATTAATAAAATTAGGTCTGTATGATAGATGGTTTGCTATCTTTAAAAAGCATTCACCTATGTAATCTGGTACCGGTGGTTTGTTGTGTTTTTCTCGTTTTGCTTTGTTAACAGACTTACGATATTCAACCATAGCGGCCAAAAATTCTTTGTTGTTAACATAGTGTTCCGATTTCTTTTTTGTTTGTGCCATAATATCCTCACTATATAATAATTTACTTAAATTGTCAATGTTCAATCCACACTTGACATTAATTTTTTTATCGGTATAATAACGGTGTCCGTTTTCACCAGAACAACTTTAGTGTAGTGTTGGTTCCTCTTCATCATCATCTAGTTCTCTAAATATTTCATTCAATTTTTTATTTTCTTCAGGGGAAAATTCTTTTCTATGATATGTTTCATCTCTCTTCGGTTTGTCAAGTTTATCGTAGTTTTTAACAATAGCAGAATAACTATTTGACATTTCGGAAGAGGCGTTGGTGATTGTCATTATTTTATCTTTAGGTATAGTAACAATTTTATCACTCGTATAATTAGTCCAACGAATCATAGCTATATAATCTCTAAACCCCATTGGTGTAATTTGAGGCACATATTTGATTTGTAATGGTTTATCTAATCTAATTAAGGGGCCGTTATCTGGTAATTGTTTATCACCAGTAGGTAGAACGGTAACAATATCGTCACCATTAATTAATTTAATTATTTTAACGGTTGTTTTCTGCATTGTTTAACTCTATGTTGTGTATCTCATAATCAAAGTCTTCTTCGCTGTAAATATTTATCCTTTCTCTAAAATGTGCTAGAGTGTAATTCTCTTTTTCATTATAAGTTAGGTCATCAGCAATATCATATAAAGTAGCATGTGAATTATTATCTTTTAATCTTAATCCACGGCCAATAGATTGTAAGTTTCTTATCCTAGACTTGCTAGGACTAGCGAAAATAATATTATGCAAGTTCCTAATATTAATTCCAGTTGAGAAGGTTCCGTACGAAGCCACGATAATGGCGCCGTCAGAATTTTCTGTAATTTCTCGTATCTTTTCTCTTTCATCTGCGTCAACTCCTCCATGTACATAAAATACATTTTTATCATCTGCTTTTTCTTTTATCATTTCGTATAAGTCCTTACCATGTTTTTCTACATATTGAAATAAACATAGTGTATTACCTTGTAAACCAGCCGCCAAGTTTCTTATAAATTTATTTCTTTTATCTGATTGTACAATATAATCCATTTCTTCTTGATAATTAAAACCATTTGCGTGTTTACATTCTATCGCACCATGTTTTAATATCAATGAATATATTTTTAAGTCTGCTAATTGTTTCTTTTCTTGTAGTTCAGTTGTAGATACTACTTTATTTACTGCACCAAATAGGCCTTCTAATACAAGTTTATGTGTTTTAGAGCCATCTAAAGTTCCTGTCATGCCTATTTTATATGGGCATTTTTCTAATTTTGTCAATATTTTTGTTAATGAAACTGCCTTAAATAAATGTGCTTCATCACCTATAATCATACCAACATCTTTAAACCACTTTTTAGGTAAATTATAGATAGATTGCCATGTAGAGATGATTACAGGTTTCGCTGTCTCCTTATCGTGGCCTTGATATATTCTATGTACATTTCTTTCAGGTGACCAACCATAGTCTTTGAAATCTTTAAATAATTGTTCAACCAAAGATGTAGTTGGCACTATTATTAATATCTTTTTCTTTTGTTCTTTTAACCGAAGTATGTTAAACCTAACAAGAAGATAAGTAATAAGAGATTTTCCACTAGCTGTGGGTGAAAGTAATAAACACCTATTCTTTTTAGTTGCATAAACAAATGCCTCCTTTTGATAATCTCTAACTTCAAATGGTATTTTTAATGCTTTAATAAATGCGTCAACCTTACTATCATCAACTTTTGTATCTTGTATTTTAGTACCGTCAACAACTTGCACATTATTATCTTCACACCATTTTAATATATATGGGTATAATCCGACATAAATTTGACCAGTTTGGTACGAAAATAATCTT